CTTTGGTTAAATCCTCAGTGATGAAGCACCATTGCGCGTCCGCACCACAAGGGTCTTGAATCATCGGGTCCATGTAGACCGAGAAACTGTTGCGAATGCGCCCAATCTTGATCTCTTGGTCAAACGAGTTGGCATCGCAATACTCAGTCAGGATACGGAAGTACCCCTCACCGAACGCCACCTGATTCTCGCAAGCCGTATCGTAGGCAACATCTGCATCCGAGACATACTCGATGTGTCGCACCATGCCTTGGAAAATCTCAGCAACCTCTGGGTCAGCCACATCGTCAGCAGGGATCACCTTGCCTGATGGTCGATTCTGGCGCTGATCGTTGGTGACTTGGCGAACGTGCTGGGGGAGCTTGTTGATCGTCAGGCAGGGGCGAGCGTTGATCGTCTGCCCTTGGATCGAGCCACGGGTGGACAGCACATCGGCAGGCCACTGGAACTGGTTGTCGGGGCTACCCGCGTAGAACCGCAGGTCGTCCAACTCGTCCTCTCGGGAGTCCGAAAGAGCCGAAATCGCCATAGTCATGCGACTACGGGCGGTGGCGAGGATGTCTTTGTCTTTATCGCTCATCTTGTACGCATTCTATTGTAATTAGGTGCTTGTACGCGTGTTGCCAACTCATTCAATATCATCGCCTCTGTGGCTGCGGTAGCGTCAACATGGGGAGGGGCTGACCGGGTAGGTGTGTTTTGCTGCTGCATGTTACCCACACCAAATGGTCTGATCTCATCATTCGACGCTCTGTAAGCATCCTCCTCTTTCCCCCAAGCAGGGGCGAGGGCTTTCAGCGCATCAACACCATAAGCACCATCGCCATAAAACTTGGAGTACGCGTCATATAGTCTACGCTCATCCGGCGTAACCGTATCTGGCGCGTTCCGAATCTTGCGTGAGATTTCTAGATACTGCTCACCCCATTGTCGATGAGCGGCATGCGTCATTTCATGAGTAAGTGTTCGAGTTGCGCCATCCTCAGGTATACGCCAATTGATTGACAGTTTCCCACGATCCGGCACATCTTTGACGAATAGGCCAGGGTATGCAAACTCACCATTGGTGCCCTCACCAAGCGCTGCACTCATGTTCATCTCAGGCATCGCACGCCGAGAAATCAGATAATTGGATAGTTGCTGATACTCCGGGGACTCGGATGCCGCTTTGAGGATACGCTGTTTGCGTACATCAGGAGTCCACGAATACTGCTTATCAGCCATTAAGCCCCCATCCATGAGGTTGTCACCATGCCCGGAGTATAACTCTTACGAGTCTCCTTGCGCAATACGTTCTCCCGGTGGGCCATTGGGAACGCAAACGTCACGGCCAGCGCATCGGCCGCGTCCGGGGAGGCCAGCCCCCGTGCCTTCATGTCCTTTTTACTCTCCAGGAAGATGGTTCCCGACGAATCCGGCTTCTTACGGACCCCTGTCAGGTCCGACTTGAGCCCCCGATCAGTCGGGATGCTGGCTGTCTTGAGCCAGTCCTTCACCGCACCCCACATCTCAGCACGTTTGTTGCCGTACATCTTGGGGTTCTTGGCCTTCCAGCCGAAGTTAACCCCCCGGACCTTGTACTTCTGCTCTGTCAGCCGATCTAGGATGCCGTACCCGAGCCCACCCTCGTCGATTGTGGTCAGATCGGGCCGGAACTCCTCAATGGCGTCGATTACCCGACCCACCACCTCCATAGTGTCCTCGCCCTTGTACCGCTTGATCGCCACGATGTCGCGCCCCTTGCGCACCACGATCACGGTATAGTCAGCCCCACCACGCGCCGGGTCCACCCCCATGACCGTGGGCGCTCCGGGGTCCTTGTACGCTGGCCTACGGAACGCATCCTCCACGGTCATGGGCGAGATGAACTGATCCTCCCCGGTGCTCGGGAACTCCCCGTACACCTCAACCATGGCCTCGGACGAGTCTTCACCGTGCTCCGCGATGATCTGCTCGTAAATCGCCTTGTCAGTACCCTCCACCGTCCGGGCGTCGATACGATCACCGTCCCAAAAGTCCCGTTTGGCGTGGAAACACTCGAAAAAATACCCCGTGTTGCGCCGTGGGTTCGAGAATGCGAACCAGTACCGATCCAGCACGTTCTCAGTGAAGAAACCCGCCGCCACGCTCCAGATCGCATCCGGGATACCGCTGGCCTCGTCAAAGATCACCATCATCCCGTCCATGTTGTGGGCACCGGCATAGCTGTCCGGGTTCTCCTCGCTCCACAGCTTACCCTCAGCAGCCCAATACCGGGTACCCTTCTTGAGATCGCGCTCCACCAACTCCGTGATCCACTGCGCCGGTACCAGTTTGGTCGCGCTGATCTCCCACCAGTGGGCGTTGATCGCCATCGTCGTCCACTTGGTCAACTCACCCCATGTGACCGTGCGCAGCTGGTTCTCGCTGTTGGCCGATACGATCACCGTGGACCCGATCCGAGTACTCAGCATCCACAGGATCAGCCACGACACGAGGGCACTCTTGCCGATCCCCCGACCAGACGCTACCGCCTTACGCAGCGCCTCCATAGTAAGCTGACCCTTGTTGGCTGCGATGTGGGTGCCAATGTCCCGCAGTACCTTGCGCTGCCACTTCCTCGGACCCTTGAACTTGGCGAGAGGTGTCCCCTCCTGACCCCACGGGAACGAGAACAGGACGAACGACTCCGGGTTGTCCGCGATCTGCGGACTCCACAACTGAGTCATCAGTACCTGCTCCTCCTCCGGGGTGTACTTAATCTTCTGCATCGGAGCGGTCCTCTAGTCGGTACTGAGCGTCGGAGATGTCCACAAGCTGCGCCTCCATCACCCGCGCGTTGGCGTCCCTCAGGGCGTCGGTGACGCTGATATTACCCACAACCTCAAGGGTCTTGGTTTCCCCGAAGCGCTTGCGGTTCATGTAGCCCACCTGCCACTTGATCGAGTCGATCCTGAGCTTGCTTCGATTGAAGTCCTCCATGACCGGGTTCCCGTCGTCCCCAATCCCTTCTGCAATCTCGGGAACCTGACTTGCCAGAATCTCAGCCCCAATCTCCAGTGCCTCGTAGTACCGGGCTAGGCGCTTCTGATCCTTCTTGATCCACGACATGAACTTGCCACCATCGAGTTCCCGGAAGTCCGATTTGATGATCCGGTTCAGGGACATGCCCTGTGTCAGCTTATCGAGTGTGGTTTCAAATGCGGCTTCAAACTCAGCGTGGCGCATCTGACGCACGAGTTCCATCCGTTGCTCCCGAGCAGGGCCGTCCTGTAGGAAGTCCGAGAGGGATGAGCGGGTAGCAGTCGGGTCCGGGGTTGTCAGCCAATCCGGTACCGGGGTGACGATGTAGGGTTCTTTCACGATGGGTATGCCACGCCTATGTAGATAGTGGTGTCATTGTATCTTAGAGAGGCTGTTTCATCCAATCGGGTAATTCCGACACCCTGTCGTACATCTTTAGCAACACCTCGTCAAGAGAGGTTATGGATCGTCGGTTGAAGTCGTCCACACTAAACCCTCTAGAGTGTGAATCAGTGAGCCTGTCGGCCATTTCAAACACGACTCTCCTGTTATCCATTGCGACATATGCAAAGATGTCGCACGCATTCTTTGAGTTTGCTGTGGATGAGAAACGGTATCCCGGGGTTCTGGAGTTCTTACTAGAACACGGACCCGATGTAGTTTTGACCTGAATGGTGAACACGATGCCCCGTCCGAAATCAGCCACTATGTCATAAGGTGCCCCAGCCATGATGTTGCAGGCGGCTTTAATCCCTCGCACAAGTAACTCCACACAGACGAGTGATTCACCAGCATCGCCCAGATACGAATGATATGACGCACCTTGAGTCCACCAAGGGTATGCCTGAATCTTCTCAAGTGTCGTATTGTGCGTTCTGATTATATGAATCGGACCCTCCGGTTCACTGTGTTCGACGGGTTGTATATCGGACGCCTTGATCCTGATCGGCACACCGTTCACGCATAGGGTATACGCCCCAGATTTACGGGGTATCAGTCTATGACTTCTCGCATTGCGTACATCTCCTGATTCGGAGACCTCATATAGCTTCTGGAAACCTTGGATGCTGAACCACTTCATGACCGCTCCTAAAATAAAAAAAATTATATCACAGATTTATTTTTAAAAGGTGTCTGGAAGTAGTGAATTTTGTTTCCGGGTCCATACCACCAGAATCCCAGACCCCAAGGCCCCACCCCACCCCCTGATTCTCAAAGCTCCGGATTCCCCGCAACCTAGCCAGACTAGGCGCAGGCACCAGTACCCAACACAGCATGGAGTTCTACCCTTAACTGGGGTCAATTGCTCACGGAACCATGGCACACGGACCATCGGGGGCATCGACTCTTGGAGTTTCCCTACGTTTAGGGTCAATTGCTCACGGACTCAGGGAATCCCATGGAAATGGTCCACTTGCCCGGAAACATGGACTCGGAGTTTCCACACCGTTTTGCACCAAATCTGGAGTTTCCCTACGTTATAGACAAATTGCCAGATTTCCCCAGATTCCGAGTTTCCGGGTTCTGGAGTTTCCGTACAGGTTGGGAAACGGGTCCAGAGTTTCCCTACGTTTTGAGAGATTTGATCCCCTGTTTCGGAGTTTCCACACAGAATGTACAAACTGCCTCAACACAGAGATATTTATAATTGATCTTTTCTATATTCGAGTTTTGGGATCACGTTTCCAGGGTTTCGAGGCATTTTGTACATTCTGTGTGGAAACTCTGAAACTGTGAGACAATGCTCAAACCTGTACGGAAACTCCAACATTGAAAGGAAACAGCATGTCAGATGAATACATGGGCTCAAGTTACACGAAATCGAAGTACACGCCCAAGCAGCAACAACTCGTCCGGGAACAAATGTCCCACTTTGAAGAAAGACCACTAGACCCAAACACAGTACCCGTGCGCCGTAGAGGCAAAGCAGCCAAGACCCTGACCCGCAAGATACAACTTCGCGTATTCGACGTATGGCTAGCCTTCGAATACGACATGACAACAGGTCTATTCCGATCCCTAGTGCATCAAGTGAACGAGTTCAATGGAGTAGACATACTACCGATCCCGAGGCCCGTGGGCCGCGTTGATCATGATGGGTACGTCATCATCCCATTCCGAGGCAAGAGATACCCCGCCCATCGCCTAGCGTGGCGCATGGTCACAGGTGAATGGCCAGAGCGTAGAGTGCGGCATCTGAACGGTTTGCGGTTCGACAATCGCTGGTCAAACCTCGCATTGTCGATAGGAAAACCCAATGGGGCGGAGAATAGCGATTGAAAAGAAGTTCTTGCAACCCGGACCCAATGGGTTATGATTCATTCATCGCAACACAGTAACCAACGTAACAGGAGTAATTTCAAATGATCACCAAACAGCAGGCATTATCATCCAAGCATTTCGAGCATGTATCGGTAAAAAACGCGGATGGTACACCGGCGCGTTGCCGTGCTATGGGTAAGTGCCAGGTATGGAAAACCCGTCCCAGTGAATTCAAGCTGCCCGTGAAGCATGGGTTGTACCAATCGTTTTATATCACTCAGGACAACGCCCATGAGTGGAATGTCGCACATTAACCAACGTAACAGGAGTAATTTCAAAATGATGACACAATTCGTAATCTGGAAACTTCGCGGAGTGAAATATTTGTGCTTACGTACTACACCAGGTGACTGTTTCCTGATCACACTCAAGCGTGTCTGAGGGGCTGTAATGTCCATCCAATCCCTCCGCACCGCATACACACTGCATGTCCTGCGCGCCTCACTGGGTGGGTTCAAAGCCCTACCCCTCGCACAATTCGCCCGGTTGTCCGGGTTTGTTTGTAACCTGTAAACGTCAGGAATAATCATGTCCTATCAAGCATGTATCCATACTAAAAGCGACACGGGTTCATATTGGACCACTATTGCGTCAGGTAGTACCAAAAATCGATGCATTGCTAATCTTGAGTCATTCCTTGAGACGCAACCTTTACATCATTGGGGTATCGATGAAGAAACGGTAATCCGACTATATAGCGTGGCCGATGCCGCGTTTATCCGTAACCTGTAAACGTAACTTTTTGGAGTAACCAATCATGTCCGACCGTATCACCGACAAGCATTTGCAAGCCTTGTGCAACCGTATCAACACAATCACAGGCTCCCCCATGGAGTACATGACCACGATCGACGGTAAGCGCACTATCAACGTGGGCCACTATCACATCAGTGGCGCATATGGTGGCGTATGTCTACATCGCACTGTGAACGATGCAGGCGGGGTCACATGCCCTATCGGCATGGGTCATGTGCCTAAACGCGATTTGTACAACCGTATGACTGCGTTTATCGCTGGTCTGGAGGCGTCCAAATGAAAACCATTGAAGCGTATCAATGTGCAGACGGTCTAATGTTTGACGATGAGGATAAAGCAAAAGCGCACGATGATGACCTATTAGGTCAAGAGTTAGACGGACTACTAAAACAATTCCAATTCGGGGGAACGTTGAGTCGTAATGACGAGTATCGTGGTCTGATGCGCTTAATGGATAACCGTTCCGAATTGAAGAAGTCTATTATTTCAATTTTGCAAATATTGGAACATGGGGACGATTGATCATGACCTACATTCAACGCAAAGGTAACGGCTACCTGGAAACCGTGGACGAGTTCCCCACTCGTAAAGAAGCACTGGCAATGATCAAAGAATACCGCATCAGTGACCCATACGCCGTGTATTACCTGTCATCGCGTGCATGCAGGGGATGGAAATGATCCGCACCACACTGGAAACCCTGACCATTGCGACAACACTCGCACTGCCTTTTATCTTGTACTTTTGGAGAATGTGAAATGATGGACCAATTTGTAATCTGGCAACTTCGTGGTGTCCGGTATCTGTGCCTACGTGCTACACCGGGTGACTGTTTTCTTGAATCAATCAAACGGCTCTGATTATGCGCTATCAAATCCTGATCCGTCACCAGAACGGCAACACATCGTACATGGCCTACAAGAACCGTACATCATGGGGCCTACGCTGCGCACAGAGCCACTTGGACGACTTCATCGCTAAGCTGGCCGCTGGGTACTTCCCTCACATTGCCAACGCTGGTCTGGAGATTGTGAAATGACACTGACCTATGAGGAACTTGAACGACTGGCCTACATGGCTAACGACCCCGTAGCTAGAGTCTATGGGGAACTTGACGACGCACAGCAGACTATCGAGGTGCTGGAACAACGGGTTGGGGAACTGACAACGCAGGTTGAGGAACTGACAACGCAGGTTGAGGAACTGACAACGCAGGTTGAGGAACTGACAACGCAGGTTGATGAACTGGAACAAGGAGAAACCAAATGATGCAACACCACAAACCCTATAAGGAGACATGGAAGGATTGGGCACTGGCGCTAGTCATTGCACTGATACTGGCTTCTCTGATGTTCGATTATTTTGGAGTGACACTATGACCGAATCCGAATTCCGCGACCAGCAGTCTAACGTGCTCATGCGACAAAGGGAGTGGGAACGTAAGTACCTCACGCCTACTGAGCACCTGCCACCTTACGAGGATAGTCCACTATCCCTAGAACAGCTATATGGTGGCCCGTGGGACACATTTGATCGAGTGTGCGGGTGGGGGGTGTCAATCTTCGCGGCTATCGGTTTCTCCGTGACCGTAGGGGGG